AGAGTGCGCTGTGTCATTTCTTGATTCCATGAGTCTTTGATGACTGAGAACCCAAAGCTCATCTTGTTTAGGTCTCCTCGGCGCAGTAGCTCAGCCATGTCTCGACCATCGGAAGTATTTGGCAGGCTTGCTTCTACCCTGAGACCAACTTCGTCTTCATAAAGCTTCATTGTGCCTGAGCGAGTGGATGCAAGAACTCGGCCTGTGTCGTGATTGACCAACAGCTTGACATCGTTGCGAGAGCGTAGCGAGCGGCGGAATGCTCCGGCTTCGATTGTCTCGACAAAGCCACCCAAGTCTTCTGATGGGGAGTTGAATTTTGCGGCATAGCCAATAAAGGTCATGCCATCGCCTTCGGCCCTTAGCTCAAAGTCAGCGTCAAAGTTTCTGGTTTCTTGCTTCATGTTTGCTCTCTTTTGCTCGGCTTCTAGTCTAGTCTTTACACCTTCTGCATAAGCCATCGCTCGTCTCGCAGATCGCTTAGTTGTTCCGCCACCCCATAGAGCCATTGCAACAACTCCGGGTGATGGGAAGTTTTCTGATGAGGGGTTGGCATCAGGTGAATCTAAATCTCCCAAGTGTCTTGCAATCCAAGCTGCAATCCGAACCCACTTGTCGGCGGAGACATTGCCCTCAGCCATTGCTCTAGCTTCTCTGATTGTGCGATCTACTAGACCATCTCCGCCAAGCCCTTCGGAATACCATTGCAAACCTCTGCGAGCAGATGCTCTCATGTAGGCAGGTGCGGTCAAATCAACCTGACGAACCTCGTCATCGTCTTCATCGTCTTCTGGCTCATCCATTGGTTCTGGTAGCGGGTCAATCTTTGTCAGCGTTGAGAACTTGTGTCCAACATAGACATCGGTGTCATCCCAGCCACCCTCTACTCTTTGGTAAACCTGAATCAAAGCGGCAGGGTCATCGGGAGTGCCTGTGATTGTGAATGATGAGTCTGGAACATTTATTGTTCCGTCTCGCTCAATCTGGACAATCTCGCCTCTGGCTCGACCGCCTGAAGTATTCCAAGAAACATAATCGCCAACCTCAAGCTCAGTTGGTCTTGCTCTTTCTCCACCGGGTTCGATACCTTCAGAGATTGAGACAGCGACCATCTGGTCAATGGCATCTTGCTTGGTTGTGTGACAGCCGATCACTTCGCCGTCTTCTTTTACAGTTGCCCAACCTGCGCAGTCAGGTGATTGGTCAGTTATGAAGTATGGCATTAGCCGAGCCTCGCATTCACAGTTATTGTTCCCCCTAGTGCAACCGCTGTTCCGTTTATTGTGATACCGCCTGCGGTTGTGTTGATGCTGATCGTCTGAGTTCCAGAATCATAAACAATCGGCGATGTTGCAGCTACAACTCCAGAAGGTCCTTGCGGGCCAGTCGCTCCGGTTGCGCCTTGTGGTCCTGTTGCGCCTGTCGGTCCTGTCGCTCCCGTAGCTCCTGTTGCTCCGGTTGGTCCAGCAGGTCCAGTTTCTCCTTGAATACCCTGTGGGCCTTGTGCGCCAGTTGCGCCAGTAGCACCAGTAGGGCCAGCCGGACCAGTATCACCTGTGTCACCTTTATCGCCCTTGTCACCCTTGAGTCCCTGAATACCTTGCTCACCCTGAATACCTTGTGATCCTTGAGGTCCGGTTGCGCCTGTGGCTCCTGTTGGACCTGTGTTGCCTGTGTCCCCCTTATCACCCTTATCTCCCTTTAGTCCTTGAATACCTTGTGCGCCTGTTGCGCCTGTTGCTCCAGTAGCTCCGGTTGCGCCAGTCGCTCCGGTGTCACCCTTGTCACCTTTCGGCAAAACAAAGTTCAAAGTCTGCGATGGTGCTGTGCCTGTGACTGTTACGGCTGCGGCTGTTCCGCTTGTAACTGTTCCAACCGATAAAACTGTTGGTTGTCCTAAGACTGTTTCATTCACCCAGAGCTGTGTTGCCGAATCATAAACAAGCGATTGTCCATCGGTTAGGCCATCGAACTTGACATTGTGAAGTTCGTCTAGCTCGTATCCGTTCTGAATGTTGACGAATAGAACACCATTGTTCTGATTGGCTCTAACGCAGTAGCCAATAAAGACTGAGTTGTTTGGTGGGACTGGCTTTGTAGAAGTTAGACCGCCGGGGACTGTTGGAGAAAGCCAAACTGCTGCACCTTCGGTTAGTCCGTTTGTGTTTATGTTTCTGACAAGTCCAAAGCTGGCAGCGAATCCTTTGCTTCCGCCGCTAATTGTCTCTGCCATAACTGCGATGGTTTTTGAGCTAGTAATTTCTGAGTTTGCCTGAGCGTAAGCGATAAGTTTGTTATTGCCATCTGATCCTGTGATGTAGACGGCTTTGCCCTTCGTGCGCTCGCTGCCATCCGAAGACTTTGCCAAGATGAAAAGCTCTTGCCCGACATTCTGATTGACAGTCGGGGTCATGCCTAGCTCAAGAGTCTTGTCTGCGTCATTCCAACCGATGCGACCAACTGCGATAGAAGGAACGGAATTGACATTGAACTGAATGTAAGCAGGCTCAGCGATTGCGGTTGCGCCGATGATGTTGTCTACAAGTGTGGCTTGGTTCTGATTGACAGTTGCGCTGAATGTTCCGCTAGTGGTTATTGTTGCGGTATTCGGTGCGGTGACTTGAACAATGCTTGTGCCACTTGTGACTGTGATTACGCTCAACGAGTTACCTCTGGGTCAACATTGAAGTTACCTTCTAGTAGGCGAGTGACATAACCTCCTGATGTCACTAGCTCTAGGTCATAGACATAAGGACCAGAGGGAACACCTGCGGTTGTGGCAGCGGAGATGTCTAAGAGAATTGAGCCGGCAGTTCCGCCGAGTGTGATACCAGTTCCAGATGTCAAGCTAATGACAGCGGTGTGAGCGTCATAGCTTTCTCTTACCTGCATCCTTGCCGAGTAGCCAGTCAGGTTGACGGCTGTTCCGTTCAAAGTCCATGTCAGGTTGTAATCAAAAGATGCGCCTTGCCAGCAGTTTAGGTTTAGCGTTGCAGGTGCTTGCATTAGCCCTCCGGATAGACAGATGTTGGGTCGGCAGGGTTGATCTGTGCGACACCCTGAAGCTGAACGCTTGGAACACCTGTGTGTGCGATCGGTGGCAAGCCCATAGCTGCAAGGGTCTCGGCAGGGTCAAAACCTGAGTTGATAAGTTTTTGAGCCATCGCAACACGCCTGTCGGTTGCAGATAGGTCTGCTGCGTCAATGTTGACATTCGCAAGTGGCACTCTGAGGATGTCACCGCCGTCAATCTTTGACAGGCCTTCTGCGACACGAGCGTCATTGGTTGTCAGGATGCCAGCTTGGATTCCTTGCGAGTAGGCAGAGAAGCGAGACTGTGCATCGCCTCGGAGCAGGCTGTTCATGTTGAACTCAACAAATGCGCCCTGTCCGTTTGGATAGACCTGAAGCAGAGTCGAGAGTGAGTTCTCGATGATTGCAACATAAGGTCTGAGGGTGTGAGTCACGAACTCAATGGAAGTCTGCTCAATGCTTGAGTAGGTGTTTGTTCCGGGCAGGTTCATCAGGTGCGATGGGATGTTCCAGATTCGGCATAGGTCTTCGATAAACATTCTGCGTGAGTCGAGTAGCTGAGACTCTTCTGGGTTGATGCCGATGTCCTTGATGTCAAGACCTGAGTGCAGAACGATTGTCTTGTGAGCTTTTCTCCAGCCGCCATGACGAGCGTCAACCGACTTCGCCAGAAGCTTCGCCTGATCCTCAGTGAGCGACTGAGGGGTCACTAGAGCGTAGTTACCCGATGCGCCTTGTCCAAAGAAACGCTGTGCGTATGAGTCGAGAGCAAGTCCTAAACCAAGAGCGTCTTTCATTGCCTCAACTCTTGACACGCCTCGGATTCCACCGGGTCGCATCACTGATTCCACAATGTGCAAAATCTCGTCAGAGGTGTAAGTCTTCTGGTCTTCCTCATAAGTGAACATCACTCGACCATTGCGGTTGCGCTTGACTTCAATCTTGGTCGGGTTCAAAACCATCAGGTTTATTGGGAAACCTTCTTCGTCTCTAAAGACACGAACGAAAGCATTGCCGTCAAGCATCAGGGAAGCGATGATTGAGCTGATGAATGGGGTTCGGTCAACAAAAGAAATGTCAGGTCGGTTTACCCAGTCAGGCTTTGGCCTCATTAGAAGTTTCTGTCCGTCTCTGCGAACCCAAGCATCCATCGGCAGGGTTGAGATTGTTCCAGCGATCAGCGAGATGGCAGCCGACACGCCTGCGAGTTTGTAGACATTGTCTTCGTCAATGAAAGTGCCTGAGTTGTTCTGAAGCTCAAAGTCAAGAC